TGGCGTATTTTTTTAGCCCTGCGACCTGCGCAAGCGCCCGATATATCACCGATATTGGCATGGTATGGGGCGTTGACTGCATCTCGTAGTCTGCGAATTCGGCGGCTATTTCTTGCCTTATTTGCTCAACAACGTCTAGCCGATCATACCCCGGCGCAATCAGTGTAGATATCGTGATATCGATGTCCTTGGTCTTCGGGACGCTAACGGTCACCCGGGTCCCCACCGGCTTCATGTGCTCAATATACCCCTGCGCCGCTATCACATCGGCCCCGGACGGCAGGCCGTCTAATGTGGTGAAATACACTTCCACCGTCCCCGGGGCCGTGTCCGGATGGCCAAAAACCCATACGTTCTTGGCCCTTACTCCCGGAGACTCCCTAACCCACCGGCGGTAATCAGCCATGGATCCACCCTGGGGCGGCTGCCTCATTCGGTCTAGTATGGATTGCCGGTACTCTTGCTCGGTCTGCTCATCGGCTCCGCCATAGATGCCCGCATCGGCTACGTAGACCACCGGATCCACTCCGGGCGGTGGGTCGGTGAAAGTTAGGGGCGTGCCGGGGGACACATCACTTAAGGTCCCGGAGTCCCAGGCGACATTAAGAGCAAAATATCCATCGCGATTTAACGCCGCAGGGTTCAGCGTTATGAACACGCCACCATCAGGTGCTAATAGCTCCGTAAATTGCGGGACTGTGCTGCCATCCGTGCCGCGAGCAATGGCGAAACCTACCTTGCCTTGCCCGATACTTGTATAGTACGATATCGGCACGGTTCCACTTGCGCCCATAATGCTCTGCAATATAAGCTCTGCCGGCTTTGCCTCTGTGCTAACTATATTGCCCGCAACGCCGGTATTTTTAGCGACAACTAAACCCGGCCCAGGAACTACATCCACACCGGGTAGCGAAAACTTTTCAATATCTTGGATCAATTCATACTCAACACCTTGATCCGACACTAGCACGGTGCCTGCTGGGATAGTACCAGTATCGAACACCACCCCCATAGCCCGCCGAGCCTCCGATGCAGCCACCCCCCACATCGCGCCGTGGCGCTCTAGATACTTACCTGTTGCCGTATCCGGCAGGATTTGACGCAGCATGTACTCAATGTATCCGTGTATCGTGTACACCGCCCCGGCAACCGCTGTCGTCATGACATCGATGATGCCCCGGGGCGCAAGCGCTGATATATCAGTCACTCTAGCCGCGATCTGGGACCGCATCCGACTTAGCACCGTAGCAAAATCATCAGTAAAATCAGACATTTATATTCCCCCTATTATGCCGGACAGCTCCGGCACGGTCAACACTAGCCGACGGCCCTTTATAACGTCAACTGCCATGGTAATACTAGCTGACTCGCCGTCTAACTCCACCTCGACGAACAGGTCCTTGGCGTAGCCCTCGGCCGTCAGCCACCCAAGCGCATCTTTGGCCCGCATCGCCAGCATCCTGCCTAGCTCCGGTCTTATAGCCGCTCCGTACAGCTCATGTAGCCTGGATCCGATCCTGTCGCCCCGGTATGCATCCGCCCACCAGCCGACGTCGGAAAATAGCGCCTGGGCGATGGCCTGCATCAGTGCCCGCTCGCCGTCCAGGGTAGGGGTTGCGTCAAAGATTGGAAAACCCCCTATTTCTAAGCCCTCGGGCGTTGACGCATATATCACGGGCCCCACAGGCACAGGCACAGGTGGTTTTGGTGGCTCGGGCTCGGGGTCCGGCGGGGCTACATACTCTCGCTCGTATGCTCCGATAGACTCCGTCCCATCTCCCGGGTAGGGTCTGGCGTTTCCAACTATGTCGTGGTCCAGTCCCGTGATGGCCCCTGCGCCCCAGGCTGGTGACTCGTCTCCCGGCTTGCCGTTGGCGTCTAGGTCGGGGTCCGCAGTGATATTGTCACCCCCGTCGCTAGCTTGCCCGGCGTATACTGTGGTATTTTGCCACAGTAGGTTGTGACTTGGTGCGTACGCCTTGGTGCCGTCAAAAACCGTGCCAAAGCCTGTGATAATGTTGTTCTGTACTGTTATTGTGCCGCCGTTGACGTTGTAATTCATCAGCTTATTGGCCCCGCCGGGGCCTATGAATACGTTGCCTTGGAAGGTCTGTAGGCTGCCGGCCCAAGTACCGCTCATGTTAATAACGGTATCCGCAGCCCCCTCAAGGATCGTGATGACGCTGTTGGTCACTGCGATGCGGCTAATGGTGCTGGCTATAGTCCTCTTGACTGTGATGCGGCAGCTATCGAGCGTAGCTACACCACCTAGCCCCAAGCTGGACGAGTTTTGCGCGTAAAAATCACAGTTTAGCAAAGTGATATTAGCTTTGCCGATCCCGCTCGTGTCCATCAAAGACATAAACGCCCCATTGCCATCGTACTTCGAGTTCTTGACCGTGAGATCCGTCTGGCCGGAGGATGTGCTCACGCCCAGCAAGCTCCGCCCGTGATTGGCATTGACGGCGCCGAAGTCCCAACCGTCGATGTGCAGGAATGCGTCGTCGAATACCCCCACAATGTTGACGTGGATATTCGCTCGGTCGCTGGCCTGCAGCATCGGCTTGGCCCCTTCAGCCGCCCGCATCCATACCTTGCCGCCAGTCTGCACTGCCAAGCTAACCCACCTTGATTGGATCTTGCAGTCCCCCAACGCAATAATATCAAGGTATTGCAGGCTGGTGCTGTGTACTAGGTGGTCTGCGGCGGCATAGGTCCCATCGTCCAGTATCGTGATGGTCGAATGCTCCTCGGCCGTCCCGTTCTCCGACGCCGCCAAAGCGGCGGCAAACGTCGTGTAGTCCCCGCCCGTTTGGGCCAATGTTACGTGTGTTGGCATTATATCACTCCTGGTGGGCCGGTCTTGCCCGGAGCCGACGTCACTTCGTGTGCATGATTGGTGAGACTAATTGCCCCAGCCTTGACATCGTGACCAGCCCCTACAACGCTTAGATTCCCATTTATCTTGACGTCACCTTCAATTTCAATCCCTGATTCCTTCAGTATTATCGCGTGATTACGGCTGTCGTAAATGGCCACATCTCCGGTCTCCAGGCTCGTTATCCGGTATCGCCGGTCAGGAGTCACAATCACAATAGGATGGGACGTTGCCCCGACCTGCAGGACCACGGCCTCGGCCCCGGCGGCTGGCCGGCTAGTGAATCCGTAGGGCTCCATGTGCTCGGCGCCTATTTGCGTACCTAGGCGCTCCACGGTGACCGTTTGCATCTTAGATCCAGCGTCGACGCCCTTGACCGTTGCCCGGGATATTAGATTTTGCAAAACTCTAATAATACTAGTCACTTACACCCCCTAGGGCATCGGCCGCAACAAGCGCCAACGTCGCCTGCTCCTGGGTCGTATCCTGCGTCAATGTGACATTTTGCACCACCATTTTTTGATTTAATCCGACCTGGGGCAACTCGACCTTAGCGGTCATCCCAGGGGTCCAGATGGCGCCCCCAGGGGCCCGCCATGTCGGGACCGTCACTAACAACGCCTGGGCCTTGGCTCTCCTGACCTTAGCCTCCCACTGTGCCCGTTTTTCGCAATCAGCATTAGTGGCGTTGCCCTCGGCCCGCAACGTCAGGACGATTTCTTGGGACGTCCAATCCGGATCTGCTGCGCTGCCCCGGCAACTAGATACACTGTCGCCAAAAGCCGAATTACTACCCGCGCTCTGACCAATCACACGATACAGCGTAGCCCTGTCGCTGGCGTCGTCTGTATATTGCCAGCTCGATACCCGCGCCTCGCCATAGCGCAGGCGAAAATCCTGCACGGCATCGGAGACCTTTACTAGGCACAGATGACCTTCACTATCATCGGTCACTAGACAACCTACCTGTCTAGCCGCCCGCTCGATTGCGGCAAACGCCGTGTCCCCAGGGGTCAACTCAACCTGCCGAATGATGGCATCGCCAGCCCAACCAACGGTTTTTACTGTGATATCATGGGGTTTAGCAATCGTTGACGCAAGTGATAGCATCGTGATATTGCGATATGCGCCCTTTCCTGCCCGGTCGCTCGATCGGATCAATCTGGCTGTCCTGGACCGCCCCGATATATCGATGCTGTAGCCCCCGGCGTCGATAACGACCCGTGACGTATCAATAAATCCCGTCAGTGCTGTATTATCATCTACTCGGATAGATACGTCAGCCCCGGCCCTAATGGGTGCCGGCAGTGATAGCCCCTCGGGCTGATATTGCGTCATTGACAGTGCGAAGGTCGATGCGGCTTGAGTCAGCCCCCTAACGATCTGCACCGCCTGCCAACCGGTCCATTCGCGACTATCGATAACTAGCCCAATCTTTTCCATGACTTACACCCTTAGCACGCTTAACGCCGCCCCCGGCTCGATAAACCCGGGATGCTCTATTGCGTTTCTTGCGACTATCTCATCCGCCCGCTCGCCGTCTTGGTATAGCTCCTGGGCGATTTCAAACGCTGAAATAACGTAATCATTTTGGTATGTTGTGGTCCTTGGCAAGCGGACTATGACATGTTGCAAGTACGCTATCATCGACGCCTGCAGATCCAGCATCAACGTTGCTTCCTGGGGCGCCATGTCTAACACTCCGATGCATCCGTCACATGCATCTGACACGGCCCAGATCTGCCCCTCTGCCTGCGCCATATCGGCATATGTCCCCGATATTGCTAACCTGGCTGCCTGCGCCGTGGCCAGCGTGGCTACCATCTTAGCCTGGGCTTTGGTGTTGGCCTGCGCCCTAGCTGCCGACGCAGGACCTAGCGTATCAATGACGATATCGGCATATAGCGCCCGGTAGTGCTGTGCGACACTTAGCAGTGTCGTCGGGTCCGTGATGGCTCTGGTGTAGCCCACCCAGGCTTGGGCTATCTTGGCCGGTGCAGCCCCGGCCGCGGCGATGGCTGATTCAAGCTCCCTGGTCGCTGCTAGCACATCGGCTGCTAGCTTATCGGGCATCGCCGCCGTCTCTAGCTTATCGATAGCGCCCCGGATTGACTTGACGAAGCTGGTCTTTGCGACCTGCTCGATGTCATCAACGGCTTGTGCGACGGTCTCGTCAGGGATTTCTCGCTCAATCAGCGACAGGGAATCATCGACGGCAACGAAGGTAACCGTGGCCGTGGCCTCACCCGATGCGATCAATTCATGGGATACATCCCCTTGGATAACGACCTGTCGACTCCACCCTTCGGGATGTATCAGCTCGCCCGGGCCAGCCTGGGAAGCCCGACGCATAAAGGCCGTATACCGCTCGTACCAGTCCGCGCCGGTAAAGACAATGCCAAGCGTATACGTAGATGGCGCACGGCCCATATCATCAACGGTTATACTGTCTAACCCCGGATATTCATTGATTGATACCCGGCGACCTTCAGATCCACTGATAGACCGGACGGCAAATTCGATGTCGTCAAAATATCCCGCTGCAAGTGTCATAATGCCACACCTCCGGCTAGGTTATACCCGACCGCTGCCGATAGGTCGACGCCCTGGCCCTTTGGTTTTTCAACTTTTTGGACCTGCATTCCCGGCGGTGCGTTCTCAAAGCTAACTTTAATTTCGCCCGTTACCCCGGTCTTGGTCTCCGGGAATTTTTCGCGCAGCCGTTGCCATCGTGGATCGTCATCGGCCGTTGATTCGCCGGCGAATGCCCTGCCAGCCCTAGCTTGTCTGGATGCTGACGGGTCCTGACCGGCAATCCAGGCCACGGCGTCGGCGAATGCCCTGCCAGCCCTAGCTTGTCTGGATGCCGCCAGCGCAGCGGCTTTACCCGATGCCCGGGCCTCGTCCTCGGATCTGGTCGCACGCACGCCCGTGCGCGCGAGGCTTTGATCCTTGACGAACTGTTCAGTCTTGCGCTCAAATTCTTTCTTCATCGCGTGCGCCGCGGCGATGGTCGCCGCAATCGCCAAGAAATGTGGTGACTTAGCGACCGCGGCAAAGGCCAGTTCTAGCGACTGAACGGCAGACACTAGCTTGGATCCGATGTATACGGTGGCTAATACAGATACCAGCGTTTTGATTTCATCGCCGTGCTTTTCGATGACTTCCATGGTGGATTTCAGGATCTCGAGGGCTTTTTTCAACGCGCCAAACCCCACATTCGCCATTTCTTTTATCGACTCTTTATTTTCGCCCCACCATCGATCCGCAGCCGCTAACCCCTCAATAAGCCTATCTATTCCCTGTTGGATCCCGCCTGTTACAAGGTCCCGGTGTGCTAGGATCCATTCCTTGGTCCGCTCAACCAACGGCGTGAATACAGGGACTAGTCTAGATGCGATGACATTCCATGTGCCCTTAATTGTCCGCCTAAAATTCTCCATCTCATCGTCGAGGACCTCTGCATCCTCTGCGGCTGACTGACTAATGACTCCATATCGGTGCATCTCCTCGCGCAGTCTTTGCAGCTCCTCTGGGCCGCCCTGTAGCATCCGAACCATCCGCATCCCCGAGCGCCCAAAAGCCGCCGTGGCAAAGGCTGCCTTTTTTGCCGGATCGTCGATTGAATCCAGCTTGCCCAGGAGCAGATCAAACGCTTCTTCGTTCGTTTTTGCGGCCCTGACCTGGCGTAATAACCGACGGTCGGTTCGCTGCAGATACGACGATAGGGCGCCCTGCCCGATCTTGGCTTGACCGACAACCTGATTCATTTTTTCGAGCGATTTTCGTAAGTTATCGGCGCCCACGTTTTGGCGATTGGCGGCAAATTCTAGCTCCTGCAACGCCTCGACACCAAAGCCCACTTGCCGGGAAAACTTAATCATTTCCGAGGTTTCGCTGGCCCAATCAACGGTTTTTTTAAACACCGCTGCACCGGCCGCGGCTAGTGCCCCGGCCCCCGCAGCGGTAGCTAGCATCATTTTCTTGCCGATAGCCTCAAAGGACTTGGTCGTTATGGCCGCCTGGGCTCTAACCTCTTTAAATGCTTTGGTTATCGGGCCAGAGGCGTTATCCACAGCGTTCAACGACGCCTTGATTTTTAGATCTCGTCCCTTCTTAACTGCCATTTTTTCTTGCCTCCGTTACTGTCTCCAGCCACCAGATTAGGTCCGGTATCGTCATTGCCTCAATCACATCGGGCTCCCAATTAGTTAGTGCGACTAGGACTCCGACCCCCCGGCGCCAGTCCCCGGGGACGTGGCAAAAAAATCCTTGGTCGCATCGCTCAGTGTCGCAAAATCGTCTAGTGATAGCTGCTCTAGTGTGCCCGGTGGCAATTGACACAATGACTCCATAATTGCCAACATTACACCAATATTTCCATCGTTTAGCGCGTCCATGGCGCTACCGTCGTAGCCGTTAGATAGCATATATCGCTCGGCTGCTAGCATGTCTCCGACCCTTAGACTATGCCGAAAATGCAGTGTAGACTTCTCCGCACCGCCGACGCGAATCGGAGTTGTAAGTTTGATTTCCTTATCCATTTTTAACCTCTTAACTGTTTGATTTTATAAGAAAATTGACTTTTCAAGCCGCGATGCGGCCCAATAATTACAGGCGTTTGGCGTTGCCGGGCGTGCATTCGTAGCGCAGATCTAAGGTCCCGTCCTCGGAGCTCTGGCTCGGATCTGACACCTCGGCGGCGTCAACCCAAATATACGATTTCCCGCTCATCAGATCAAGCTGGACGTTAACGCCGTTTTTGCCCTGATAATCTGTCTCATTGATGTTATCGAGCAAGATTTTTAGCTCGATAAACGGAATAACGGGCTCGGCCCGCACGCCTGTACGACCAGACACCACCTCGACGGTAGTATTTTTTTGCGCCGCGATTGAAAACTCTGGATACTCGACGACGGTTACTTCAACGCCGTCAATCGTGACTCTCTTGACTCCACCGGTTACGGTCATAGCACACCTCCTAGACTAGCCGAAACGCGACCCTGCCCGCCATGACAGCCAGCCAGCCGGTTAATTGCGGCGGATATAGAACGTTGATTTGATTAGGGTTTTCTTCGTCCCGTTCAACGATCAATTCCGCCATGAATTTATCGACATTTTGAACCAATGCGGCGTCCTGACGTCGCATGTATCGAGCAAGGAACCACCCCCGGATCTGCTCCACCGTCGCCGACCTGACCCCAGGGGCTGCTGGCGAGCTGGTCAATGCGCTGCCGCTGTATTCCCGCAAGAAATCTTGCCTATCTTGTCGAATCAGGCGCATCAAGATAGCCAAGGTCCGCTGGTCGAATAGTGACCTATCCGGGGACCCATGGGCGTCGGTAGTATATGACGTCCTAGCCCTGGATAGATAGCTAGTATTCGACACATGGGAGACCGTCGCAAGCCCATATTTTAACAAGATATTTCGCTCAACGACGGTTAAGGAATCCTCTGGCAATGGCGGCAAGACGCCGTATAATTCGAGGCCGGAAAAGCCCTGGGCCAAGGTGGCATCGGCGGCGTCCATTTGATGCTGCGCAGTCAGTGCACCCAACGCCGCGGCAGCAATCCAGGGCGGTGTAGGTGACCCCGCCAGCCCCAGCACGGTAGTATACTGATCGTTGGGGCCCGTAGATGCCCAGCTCGTCAAAGCCTCGTAAGTCCCTGATACTGCAGTGTTAACTAAGCCATAAACGCTTCGCAGCGGCGACCACCTAGACGCCATTTCGATCTTGATCGCCTGCAGGGACCCGGCGTCAGTGTATGGATGGATAATGGTGTCAAATTCAGCGTCCCCCAGGGCGGCCAGGGATGCTTCAAGATCCGGCACCCCGGCCCCGGCTGACATGGCGCCGATGCCGACGCCGACGCCTTCGGGTAACTGCTCTCTGCGATACCCCTGGCGGATATCATAGCTAGACCCCAGGGCTGCCGCGTGTTTGAATGTAAAGGTTACCGTGGCGTTATCTGTCGTCGCCGTGACTGATAACTCGGCCTTGGCATTGACGGCATCTTTGATCTTGCCGGCGATAGCATTGGCGGTGTCATCGTCATCTACCGCGACGGGAACATACACGCCGCCGATATACAGCGGTATGACGCCTGCCTTGGCGCCGGCCGCCGTGACCGTGCAGATAGCTGCCGGTGCAGTCCCTGCAGGATCCGCCTGGGGCAACGCCCATACTTCAGCCGCTGGATACGCCTTTTTGACATGCTCGACCATACCCGCTAGCACGGATCCGGCCCCGAATAGCCCCCCGGCAGCCCCGGCTGACGGAATAAATATTGGGATATCCTCGGTAGCAGACCCGCCTGACAGCATCGGTCCCATCACGAGTACCCTTGACGCGCTCCGTCCGCCCACGCCCGTCTGGGAGTGGTCGATTTCAAAGTAGACCCCGGGTTCATCGGGGACGGAAAATCCGAACGATATTGCCATATTACTTGCCCCCTTTTTTTGCGACCGGGATATTAGCAGATACCTCGATCACTCCCTTAGCAGCGCGCCTAGTCCAATAACCCCCCGGTCCTGGCCACGCCACCTTGATCCATTCGCCCGCCCGGAGCGGAGTGGCGTCGGGCTCGGAGGGGTTTGGGATCACCGCTCCGGGACGGGCTTTAACGTATTTATATCTCATAATTCACCTTTCCAGCTCGTTAAATATCGCTTTTCGTGCTCCACATCAACCATCATAATTTCAATGGGTTCTGGCTCAAATCGGTCTAGATCTAGTCGGCGCGTGACCTCGAACGTTATAAGCAGGGAGCCCCTGCGATAGTCTCCGTCGCCCAGGCTACCGAATTCAGTGCCCTTCCAAGTGATTGATCCTAGATCCGGCCCCCAAGTCCTAAGAATCGTTGATAATATCGCGACCTCGAGATCCGACAGCGCATCAGCCAGCGGCGTATCACCGGTGCCCTGGGCAACCGCTTGAATTTCCAGTAGCGTCGTTACGTTATAGTGGTTTCCCGTTATGGATACCGGATCTGCTGTATTTTTGGGCGCATAAACGATTATCGCAGGCAGCAACCGCGGATTTAGCGGCGTGGTCAGCGAGTCATAGACTACACCGATTTTCGCAGCGCTCAATTGCTCGACACAATGTGCTCTAATCGTTTTCGTCGTCATCGGTAAAATCCATCAAAAGACAAAGGGTTAGGCCGTATCCAGCACGGTGAACATCAACGATCTCAAACGACTCGCCCCCCACCTCAACACGATCGCCGATCTGTGCCCGGTGGGGAAGCGTTTCGTCCCTGATGATAATAGCCGGCTGAGTGACTGACATCAAGGCACCGCTCTGTACTGTCTGTGTGACATATGCGCGATTGTAGTCTCCCATGATTTCGGTTACTTGGTCGCCTTGCGTAAAGACGGCCTTGACACCGAAAGATCGGGTAATTTGGCGCGCTAGCGCGGCTTGGTGTCGTAACCAATCCATTTTAGTCTACCTTACGCACGGTCACTAGCAACACCCCACCGATTACAGCATCGGACTTGGTTATATACCATTTTGCTCCGGCAGTGACCCGGAGCAAGTCGCCATCATCGAGGGGCACGATCATATCATTGTCGGCAGCGTCAGCAGCCATTTCGCCAATCTTATCACCTGTCTTGCCTGCCCCGGTGTGGATCTCGACCTTTCCGTCGGTACTCTTAGGTACAGTGATATTTTGCTCGATTTTTAGGACCTCGGCATTAAAGTCCGGGAATTCGAGCTCGACTTCGGTGGCCCCGGTCGTTTGGAGCACCACCGGAAAAACCTTGCCGTCCGTACCAGCATTGCCCATGACAAAATGGACCACCTCACGGATAGCCGCCCCGGCATTGGTCGAATCCATCCCCGTGTCCCCGGGGTCAAACGAAACATCGTCCGCATCCACATCCACATCCACAGGACCACCGCCGTCGCCTTGGGTGGGCGGTATCACCGTGCCTGACAAGCGCACATCGACATCGCCGGGATAAATAGCGTCGACCGTCCCGATCTGGGACCTGGTGCCCCCGCTAGAAGCGTAGCACTCGCCGTCATGCCAGTACACGGGTGCGCCTACGCCGCCCTCGAAGGCTTGACCATCTGCGACCGGCAGCGTCACAATGCCGACGGTCAGGGCTGAGTAGGCCTCGCCCTCGTTGGCGGACGTCTGAGCGATGTGGAATTCGCTCCCTAAGAGACGCCCTTCGCCTGCATCAATGCCCCCTGACGGGGCGGTTCTGGTAACAATTTCACTGATTTGCGCAAAATTTTTCATTATCAACCCTCCCCCTTCCCGGGATTGCGAACGAATTGGCGGTAATCGGTTAATCCGATACCGAACCAATCGCGAACTTTGAAACTCAATGTATCGTTGATAAATTCGGGGTAGCGCTCGATAACTGCCCCGCCATCGCGATCCAGCCAGCCATATTCAAGCCCCATAGCTTTGCCGGTGCATAGAATCACTTCCTCGTCGTCCAGTCCAGACACGTATCTGATAGCATTTTTGCCGTACAGGTTGACGATTGCGATGTCCTTGGGATCTAAGAGCGCCGTGATAGGAGTATAGATCTGACGGATCCGCTCGTAGGCGCTGATACCGCATAGCGCGATAGTCCCAGGACGCCCCACAATCACGCCCGATCTGGATTTTTGCGCCTTTAACATGCTATCCATACCGTTTAAAACGGTGGCGGTGATGTTAGTTCCCGGATTTACTAGGTTATCATGCTCGGCGGCAAATACATCGATGCCGTCAGCCATCTTGCCCCTAAATGCCCGCAGGGCTGCCGATGATCTAGTGCGCCCAATAGTGTCGCCCAGTTGACGCAGCATCGCAGGCACGGCGGCTAACTCATCGTTGATTAACATTTCCTCGGTTATGACCAATAAACCGCCGTATTTCTTTGGGGTTACGAACTCGGCTGAATCCTCGGCAGTCAAGGCCTTGTACGGCGCAGCCTCGGTTACTTCCGCCAGCTCGCCTAGGAGACTGACAGATGCTACTGGTCTAGTGTGGGTGGTTGAAAAATTGACCTGATTCCCCAGGTCTTTCCACCAGTTATAAGTCTCATCGGCTTCTGCGTCGGCTTGAAGTCGGGCCCCCAGGATTCCGGCAAAAATGACCGAAAAATCAGAAGTGGTCAGGGTCCCCAGGGTTGACCGGCCGAAGGCCGCTCGAACTAGATCCCTGTCATCGACGCCTAGCGTCTGGATGCCAGCGCTTTTCATTTGCGCGTGGATCTGTCTCATGACCGAATTCCGCCCCACTGGCCGCCCGTCTAGGGCAGCATTCAGGACCTTTTTGGTCTCGGTCTCCCAAGACTCGGAACCCCTTGAAATAATGGCGTGATTTGCGTTAATTTCGGCCGCCTTGGACGCTTGGATCATGTGCTCAAGCGCCCGTTTTCGTGCCACATCGACAGTGACAGATGCATCGGTGGACATTTCGTCTACCACCTCGGCCGGCATTCCGGCCGCATTCGCGATCTCCCTAACCTGTCGTTGCCGATCCAAGTCCCCTTGAATGGCGTCCCTCTTGACCTGCTCGACGTCAACTAACTCCGTAGGGACATTGACGCCTGCGGTGGTCGCTTCGGTTTTCTCCATTTTTTCTACTCCTGTTGCGTGTAAAGACCTAAACCCTGCGGTCACGTCCGCAGGCGCATACACTATTGACACCTCATACGGTTCCCAATC